AGAGGTGAGTAGAGATGTCAAGGTATCTTGGCGTAGGTAAGCAGACAGCTTTCGGGACAGGAGTGGCGCCTACAAAGTTCATAGACGCGTCATCCCTAACCCTGACGCCTCAGTTTGAGAAAGCCTACCCGAACACGCTCTCATACCGCGCACCTGTAGCGTTCTTCCCCGGGCAGAAATATTCCGAAGCCGAGTTCGAGGCGTATCTCTGGCCTGAGGGGGGCTGGGAGAGTATTTTACATGCATTCTTCCAGAACGTGACGACAACAACACTTGACGCAACAAACGGTGTTTACCAGCATGTCTTCGCGCCAGCGGCCCTGAACACAACACCAACATATTACACGCTTGAGGCTGGCTTCGACCCGGGCCTCCAAGCCCTCCGCGCAAAGGACTGTGTAGTCGACAGCATTGAGTTCAACTTCAGCTCTGAAGACCCGCCTACAGCCTCGGTTGCCGCAGTCGGTGGGGAGGCCTCGGCGGTCTCAAGGGCTACACCATCCTACCCCGCGGTCAGGCCCTTCATGAACCCGGATACAGCGTTGTTGATAGGCGGCTCGGCTGCCGAGCTTCAGGAGCTGACGATAGAGCTGAACAACAACCTTGAACGCCGGCACGACCTAGCCGCGGCCCTCAGAGCGATTGAGCTTCAGAACCTTGAGGTCTCCGGCAGCTTTTCCGTTAGGTTTAGGGATGCAACACATCTAAACAGGTTTTTGAACGCGAACGAGACATCGCTGAAGGTGACGTTGACAGGCCCGGTTGCAGGCGGCTCACATAACTACAGGCTAGAGGTCGAGCTGCCGAGAATCGTCTATGATGCGTGGGAGGCCGAGATAAGTGAGGCCGAGCTATTGGTGCAGGACGTCGACTTCCGCGCCCTCAAGCCCGCAACCGGGGATGTTGTGAAAGTCACAGTAGTGAACAAGGTCAGCTCAATATGAAGCTAAAGCTTGACGACCATGAATACGTGATAAAGATAAGGGCCGCTGCCTACCCGCATCTACAGACGCTCTCCGCCGCGTTTACCACGGCCCCGCCTTCGAAAGACGACTTGATTCGGGCTGAGGAAGAGGTCATAGCCACATGCGTCAACCCACAACCATGCGATGAACACTACGACGTTGTTCTCGCCGCCATCCTTCAACGCTACACAGAGGTCATGCGTAGTATAGCGAAGAATTTTCGACCGTAAGTTTCTCCTCACACTCGATGGTTTAGCGCAACGGTATGGGGTAAGGCCCTCAGAGTTTGTCCGCGGCCCCATCCAACCATTACTTGTTGACTTAATGGCCGCGCTTGAGGGCTCAAAGGAAGATAGGAAGAGGATGAAGAAATGGAGGCGAAAGTCAGGGTTGAAGGCTTAGAAAAGGTTTTGCGGGCCCTGAGCGGTGAGAGGTGGCTATCCGTCCTCGACGTTTTTCTGGCGCGGCTGGCGAATGAGACACTATACCTGTTTCAGAGGACGGCGCCGAAGAAGACGGGTAGGCTGGTTGCCTCAGCCTATGTGGTCTCCCCTAGGGCCGGTGTTCAAGTGATGCGTGTCGACGCGCCGTATGCCGCGGTCGTCGAGTTCGGAAGCAGGCCGCACCTGATTTTCCCACGCCATGCTCAGGCCCTCAGGTTTGAGGTTGGTGGAAGGGTTGTATTCGCTAGATACGTCAGACATCCTGGGACGAAAGCCCAGCTCATTATCCGGAGGGCCCTCGTCACAGTAACGCGAAAAATACGGCAACTTCTACTCGAGGTGGTGAAGAATGTCTGAGCAATACCGTATTTCCGTCGTCTTTGAGGGCCGTGACCAGATAAGTAACGTGGCGAGGGACATAGCCGGTAAGATGGATGATGTCAGCAAAGCCAGCTCAAAGTTTGCAGGGGCCCTTGCAGATGTGGGGAAGATTGCGGGCGGGGTTGTCGCGGGCCTTGTAGGCTTCAACATATTAGGTGAGGTCAGGCGGTTCGCTGAGGATGCTACAAGAGCTTTCATGGAGTTTGAGCAGGCGTCTGTCAAGCTTGCAGCCCTAGCCCGTGAAGCAGGTCAGGACGTCAACCTCTTGGCTGGGGCCTTCCGCATGGTTGCATCCGCCGCGGCCCGCGAGTTCGCTGTCTCAGGTCAGGAGGCTATCTCAGCCCTCGAGTCCCTTGTGAAGGCCGGTCTTTCGGGAAGGGATGCGGTTCAGGCCCTCGGACAGGTCATTATGCTGGCGAAAACCGAGGGAGCTGACTTCGCCACAGCCGCTAACGCGGTTGTTCAGGTGATGGCTCAGTTTGGGCTGACAGGGGCCGAGGCCGCCAGAGCCGTTGACGCGTTAACAAATGCTTCACGGCTGGGCATCGGCTCGGCTGTCGACTTCGCCAACGGCCTCGCAAACGTCGGAGCAACGGCCAGAGCAATGGGCATGAGCCTTGAAGACGCAACCTCATGGCTTGTAGTCCTTGAGAGACGTTTTGGAAACGCGCAGGAGGCTGGGACACATCTAAACCGCTTCCTGCTCGAGCTATATGAGATAGCAGGTAAGCTCGGTGTTCCAATCCGCGATGTAGAAGGCAACCTCAGAACCGTCAACGATGTAATTCTCGATGTAATAGCAACCGTAAAGCAGAGCGGCCTTTCATTCGTAGACCTGCAGGACAAGCTGAAAGGCGTTGATATGAGGGCCCTCAAGACATTGTTCACCATAGCCCAGATGACGGAAAACTTCGATGAACTCAGGGATGCTGTGGGACGTGGTGGGTCTGCGATGGAGGCCTTCGCCGCTACGATGGAGACGACGGCGGGCCGTTTCCAGCGCATGCAGTCCGAGGTCGACAGGCTTCACCGCAACATTGGTGAGAAGTTCGGTCAGATGGCCACGATGCTTGGCTCGGTCTTCCTACCCGCGGTAAACGCGGCCGTCACAGCGTGGACAGGCATCATAAGCTGGGCCACAGGCAACATAGCCGGTCAAATACAGTCACAGATAGAAGCATGGCTGATGCTTGGGAAGGTGACGAAGGAAGAGGCGGCCGACATCATAGTCGCCAACATTGAGATGGGAAGGATAAGTGTGCAGGAAGGGCTGAAGATTGCAGAGATGCTGGGTTTGACAAGTGATAAACTGATTGAGATGGCTGGGCTAGCCCAACAGGCTGGGGTCGAGGTTCCTGAAAGCTTTAGAAATATCGCAACAGCAGCCAATCAGACCTCGGACGCAATCAAGGCCATGTCTGACGCGGTGAAAGGTCTCCGCTCAAGTTTCGACCTTCTCAGCGGCGCTATATCGGTAGCCACTAATTTCTATGATGTTACGCTGGCTGTCTCTAAAGCTCTTCAGGGAGATGCTGAATTGACACAGGAGGCGGCTGAAAGCAGAAACAGACTAGCCGCCACACAGCAGGTTGTAAATTTTCTGATGCAAAACTTCGGCCTCATACAGCAAGCCCTACAGCTCCAGATGATGGGGGCTACAGATGCGTCAAACATGCTTCTCAATGTTTTCGAGGGGTTGACGACAGCCCTCGACGACGGGATTGTCACGCAAGAGGAGTTCATCAACGTTCTTAGAACACTTGGTGTTGACAGCCAGAATGTAGCTGGCTCTCTCTACAATGTTTTACGGTCAAGCCTTGAGACTGTGAAAGCAACCATACAGGGCAATATTGAAACAGCTCAAAACTTCATAGCAACTCTAAACCAGATGAATGGTATGACAGTCCACACATACCACATCCACCACCAGATAATCGTAACCGAGGGCGGTGGAGGAGGTGGAGGGGAGATTGTCCATCAGACAGGTGGGAGGTTTTTCGAATACCAGCGTGGAACCGCTTTCGTCCCCTTCACAGGGCCCGCAATCCTGCATAGAGGTGAGATGGTTATACCGCGTGAGCTGGCTGACATGATTCGTGAGGGCGGCCTCGGGCCTCGGGGCTTGAATGTTCAGGTCTACGTGGATGCGTCGAAGGTGTCCGACCCTGAGGAGGTTGCGCGGATGGTTAGCCGTGAGCTTGTGAGGCGTTTGAGGGCGATGTAGGCATGCGTTTCAGGCTCTCGCTCGCCTTCCTTCTCGCTGCCTTCGGCCTGCTTGTGGACGAATACGTGAAAGAGGGCTATGTGTTCGATGTGGCTGACGTGTTCAGGGCCCCTCTCACACATGAACAGCTTTTCATCGTCTTCCTTGCCCTCGGCATTTTCTTTGGCTTGAGGCGGTTGCCATGGTTGTGACAGTCGAGGTAAGCAGTGATAAGACGACTTGGACAGATATCTCGGACAGGGTTACGCGGCTGACGCATAAGCTGACGGGCCGGGAGCTTGAGGCCGTGGACTTTGAAGTGGTTGAACCATCGACAACTCTGGCTGTGGGGATGTATGTCCGCGTAAAACGCGGGGCCTCAACCGTCTTTGAAGGTATAATCTATGAGGTTAGGCGTCGACGCGGTGAGGGAAGAAACGAATACACCATCCGAGCCTACTCGGAGCTCGTTCTATATGATAGGCGTGTGGTTTTCAGAAACTACCAGACAGGGACAACCGCGGGAGATATAATCAAGGACTTGGCGGCCCTTGAAACAGGCGTGGATGTGACAAATGTTGACGAGGGGCCCTCGCTTAACAGCCCGTGGGAAATCCAGAACGCGAAAGCGTTGGAAATCATGCAGTCTACGGCCCGCGGCACAAACTACTACATCCGCATGAAGCCGGGCCGCATCCTCTACTTCAAACCGAAACAGGTCGGGACTCCGAAAATCACTTTCGATGATACAAACGTTCTGGAGAGTGAGTATAGTGAGGATAGGTGGAAGCTGAAGAACCGCGTCATCTATGTGGGTGCAAATGGTCAGGTGCTTGCGGATGTCAGCGAGCCGCCGGGAGACCTGCCTGTTATCGTCAGCGACCCCTTCCTCACAAATGCTAATGAGGCGTATAGGCGGGCTCAGATACGGCTGGCTCTGAACAAGGAGTTCGGGCGTGAGCTCCGCCTAACCATTAGGGCCTCAGTCGTGGAGAGCGCGGGCCTCGACCTTTTCGATACTGTCCGCGTCAACATCCCAGGCCTCGGCCTCTCAAACGTGGACATGTTCATCGTGGAGATGGAGTATGAGCCGCTTGAGAAAGTCTACAGGCTGACGGTTGGCGGCAGGCTTGAGCTTTTTGAAGAGTTCTTTGATGAAGCTATTGGTAGCGATGTGGCCGCGCGGTTTGGGCAGGCTGTCTCCGTCCCCGAGATAGTTGGAAGCCTTCAGGCCTCTGTCACAAGTCTCCAAGCTACACAGAGGGTTCAGGCCGAGGGAAGGACGGTCAGGCTCTACTACAGGAGGCCGCTACCCTATGAAAATGCTTCAAACATAGCTCTTGATTCTGAGGGAAATATTGTTCTGGCATCAGGTTTCACTTCAGGGAGCTTCGAGCTTTCATGTCTTCCGCCAAGCGGCCTCTTCACCCGCTGGCTTCGGACATACTATGGTTATGATGCTGGTGAGGGAAGCGTGAACGTTAGCCTGCTTACAGCAGATAACACCACACTCTTCAGCAATATACCGGATGTTTTCGACATCCCCCACTACCCTGAGGTGAGAGGGGTTGTGACAATGGTGCTGAGTGAGTGGGAGGCCGTGAACGCTATAATCTCCGAGACGGATGCGGCAATCATAGGGCTGACGGCTCTGAGGGCTGACAGGCAGGCCGCTGGAAGCATAATCCTCAGATGGCCGAAGACAAGGGATGCTGGCTTCCAAATCCTCCGCTTTTTCCGCATCTACTTCTACACATTCGCCGACGCCAGCATAACAATCAAACTCTATCAAGACGAAAACAACTACCTCACAGCAACAATTAACAATAAAGGCGGGACATGGAACAGGTGGGATATCACAACAGCAACAATGACGAAGACAGGCAACCCGACAACCATGAACTGGCTTGAGATAACTGCGGACATACCTACATTATTTATTGATTCCGACTATATTCTCTACCCCGCGGCCCTTGAGAAGCTGAAGCTGAAATTCAACCTATCACGGCCAAATACCACGGCAATATCTCCAAAAATATCACTTGTCAAGTTTGTCTGGCGGGAGGGGAAGTGAGGCCAAAGAAAATCTCCGATAAATTAAGCGTTATGGCATGGGACATTCATGATAAACTACTCAAATCCGGCGTGAATGTCTGGGGCGTTGTTGTTCGTGGAGAGGACGATGTTGAAGTCTATTTCGATGAGGACGTGGTGGCGGAGAAGGATGTGGAAACGAAGATTCAAGAGCTTAAGAAACCTAATGTAACCGAGGTGAAGTCCGAATGAGTCAGGGTGTTTATACGGAGCTTGAGGGCCAGCCGTTACGGTGGGAGTATAAGGGGACTGTTCCGAGGGAGAGTAGGCAGGAAGCAAGTAGAACGCCAACCACATGGAGTGTATCGCAGACGAATACGGCGCAAATATCTAACACAAACACAGGAACAGCGAGGGATGTTTATTCATCAAATATGCTGGCTCAAATATTCAAAACATCAACAAACGCGATAAGAATAAGTCAAATACAGTTGTATGGGTTGAAAAGTGGTTCTCCACCCAACCCATTATTTGTAGAAATAAGAAAAATTTCACAACAAAGAGAAGCCGAAGGTGAGGAAACAATAACCAATGTAGCGGGCACGGGTTCTGTTACTATATCGGGAACAAATTATCATGCGCAAACATTTTTAGCCTCTTCGACTACCCTAATTAAAATAAGATTTTACCTTGCTGGTAAAAGTGGAACACCGGACCCTCTAATCATTGAAGTTAGAAATACCGTATCAGGCGTCCCCGGCTCAACGGTGATTTCATCTGTTTCCATCCCCGCCTCTGGGTTAACGGGGAGCAGTCTGAATACAGTTACTTTCCCTGAACCAGTCACCCTCAATGAGGGGGGAACTTACGCGATAGTTTTCCGGCAGGCGAATGACTCAACGGCGGGAAGTTATACCATACAATATTATACTGGTTCCGATATCTATGGGCCTGGAGGGTTCTTTTCATCTTCCGACGCCGGAACTACGTGGACGGCGAGAAATTATGATATTAATCAGTTATTCATTACGTATTTGTTTCATAAACCAACTGAAGATGTTTTAGCTTCCGGCTCCATTGCGCCAGCATCTGTTGGAACGACGGCGGCATGGATAACTATCGGTTTATCATCTCCCATTGTTTTACGCCCCTCAGAAACCTATGCCCTTGTAGTCTATACAATAGGGGGCGACTCGGCGAATAAATATGTAATTCATAGTGGAAGTAGTTCTCGACCACTCTCGGAAATCCTTGAAACATCATCAAATTCTGGTGGGACATGGATAGGTAATGTTAACCAAGACTTATCGTTTCAAATCATGGGCTATTCTATGGTGAAAATTTACAGTGGCTCAATTTCAAATAATATAGTTACTCCTCTCGGCAAGGTTTTGGCCGCATTAATCGTGAAAGCCCAAACATCTGGAACTATGGAGTTCGCAGGCTTCGACGACCACACCCTCACATGTAGCCCAGTATCATCCACAGCCTCATCGCAGACACTCATAACAGTATTAGACCCAAACTCATCAAGATTGAGAGATGTGGCGCCATCTTCAACTCTAAACTGGGAAATATGGGCGGCAGGAACTGGATTGGCCACGGCGGCATATACGCAAAGATATACCTACTATACCAAGAACCCAGTCTATCCTAAAGATTTCGGATATGGAGAACTCTACCTTATAGCCGACGAGATACCACCAGGGGGGTTGATAGTCTTGAATGATAATACGGCGGCCGCATTATATAATTCATCCACTACCGCAACAAGGGTTGATAGTTATGAATTATTCCGTGTCCCAATACGCAAAATAGAAGTTATACAGGAACCTTCGTCTGGAAGGATAGTAATGTATTTGATTGGGTTGCCGTAAATGGGCGGATGGAAAATCTACTATACTGTTGGAAACGAGCCGCCGTTACGACCAGCGATGGCATTACCCAGCACGGAAGTTCCCAAATGGACTATCGAATACGTAACCAAGGCTTCCGCACCGGTATCTGGGACTGGAACGGCTACGGCTAACGTTACGGTAAGCAATCCTCTATCGCAGTATGGTAATGTTAGTGGGGCGGGAGTTACTGTTGAAACAGAAGTTTATGTAAAGAATAATACAACTGGGACGCAGACTACTATAACGAACACAACAACAAATACCACGTTAGAATACAATGACCCAGACCCCTATGTTTCGCATAGAAATACTTCTGTTTCAAACCCAACTAATACAACATTTTCAACGACTATATCTGGTGGCGCTATTGATGCACAAGTTGAAGCCCGTCAAAGTGTAAAGATAGTTGGAGGCGGAGGTTTGACCGGGAAAAGGATACTTCCAACATAAGGGCTACTGTATGTATTTTATTTTGTCGACGTATGCTTTCCACACAGCGGATGTCCGCTCGTCGAGAAGCATTATCGCGGCGTTATGTTTCTCGAGGGCGTCGGCGTGGAGCTGTAGGGCTGCCTTGAACGCTACAAGGCTCTGAAACACATGCGGAAAGAATATGATGAATAAAGCCATCTCAAGCTTGACGTGGAGTGGGACGTTGGCGGAGAAAGCGGCCCGCAAACTTTGACGTATCAAGCTCTCACCACGGTCTCGGGTAGGATGGCGGCCCTGAGCTTTTCAAGGACTGATGGGAAGGTGTTGGCGTAGTAGTCTCGGGCCTTCTCCGGCGTCCAGTCATACAGCTTCTTGTCAAAGAAAAGCGCCACAACCTGTCTCTCACGCCTCGACTTAACCCACGCCACGGCCAGCGAAACCCCTCTCTCCGCATCGACCGAGTAGTAGCGTATAGTCGTCTTATCTATGTCGTCGACTGGGACAAGGTAGATTTCAACCTCGTCGATTGTGTCCACCAGCTTCCCCCGCTGGAATGAAAACGCTTCACCAGCCGCTCCCGCTTCAGCCTCCTCAAGTATCCAGCCGAGCTCCCTCAGCATCTTTCGTGCCTCTTCACGGCTTATGATTGCGGGGTTGAAGGCGTCAGCTTTCGCGGCTTGGATGATTTCGGCGAACCTGAGCTCGGGCCTCTGCGGCTGACCCCAATGTATTTCCACATGCTCAGGCGTTACAAGCGGGAAGACCTTGGTTTCGAGGACATGCTCCACCAGCTCCCTGACCGCGTTCGTGAAAAGCTCAAACATAGACGTTGCCTCCCGCGCGGATGCTTCTGTGAAGCCGGGAGTGGTGAAGAGCTTGACGACAGGCGAGCGGAGGGCCGCGGTAAACATATTCTCAAAAATCTGGTAGTATTCAAACCGTAAGCGCTCTGGGGCCTTCAGCTCCCCAACCTCAAACTTCGCATTCGTGACGAAGTCAGAGCCCGGGTCTTTCAGGACAGGCTCAATCTCAGTCCGTATTCTGTTGAGCTGGTCGTCCCCAACATCGAATCTTATGATGCGTTTGGGGACAGACCTATCCATGAAGAGAATGAGGTCACGTCTGAGCGTGGCCTCGGCTTCGAGGGGGCTGGGGACTTCACGGCCCTTCCAATCCCTCTGCCGTGTGACAAGCTGGTAGGCGATGCCGCATCCCCACGGCCACTCCGGGTAAAGGACGTTGAACGCGAAATGGATTACCTCGGATGCTGGTAGCACACGTCTCAACTCAACATGTGTCCCAACATGGACGTCGACGTAGTAGTTCACCACAGTTACTTTCTCCTCATCAACTATGAGGTCTAGCTCTGGCTTGAACCATATCAGGGGTATGCGAAAGAGCTTCAGGGCTTCACCGCGGCCCTCGGGCTTGAGAAAGCTGTTACCGGTCAACACAAGCTCACGTATCACGTCGAAAAGCAGGGCCCTCAACCCAACCTTCTCAGCCCACTTCGACACCTTCTCAGCGGCTTCGGGGTTTTCAGATGTGAAGTAGAAGCCTGAGCTGAGGATGCTGGCGGTAACGCTGTCGACCGCGTTCGCAATCATCGGGTTCTTATACGCCTCGAGCGCGGCCTTGAAGTCAGGCCAGTCATATCGCCAGCCCAACACTTTGACTTCATCCCTAACCGCGTAACCACCTGTCTGCTCACGTGTGAACAAGCGTTTGATGAAGCTCACATCATTTTCAGAATGCTGAGGGGTATATTTGACAATTACACTAATGCCATGGCTGTGACTGTGAAGTTGAAGCTTGGCGAAGTCCCGCCAATAACCCAGCGGACTCTGATATTTCTGAACACGAGATTGTCGATTTGACCCATGAAGTAAGTGCCGTTAGCCGTCACCCCTGTCCTCTGCAGCAATACCTCATAATCACCGGTCTGCTCATACTTTCCCTCGATGAAGACGTCGAGGGTTGGGCTTGTCCCGGAAACTGATATCACTTTAAGCAGAAACCTGATTGACCTATAGCTTGAGACATCTATATCGCTTGTGTTTCCGCTGCTTGTTCTTGTGGATGAGTGAAGGTTTCCAAGGTTGGCTTTCGTGTTGCTGATGGGGGTGTTGAAACTCCTTACGATAAAACTTGTCTGGGACGCGCTCATACATACCTGATTTACCACGCTATATTTTTGACAAAAATACGGCGTAGGCAACGTGAAAAGACGTGAGCGAAGCAGCTAAGATAACCGGGACATTAGCAATCCCACGTGTCTCACGTAACAACCGCCTCTACCTACCGTCGGAGCTTGAGGCCGCGGTCAAACGGCTTGAGGGCAAAGAGATACCGGTTTTCTGGGAACACATATCGGCCATGAACGCCATCGGACGCGCCAAACTCTTCTGGAACCCTGAGAAAATGGAAATCATGTATGAGGCGATAATCACAGACCCAGAGGCTGAGAAGAAGGTTAGGGCCGCACCCCTCAAGGTTTCTCTCGGAGCAGACTATGAGCGGATTGACTACATCGACGGCATTGAGGTCTTACGCAACATCATGCTTAAGGAAATCAGCCTCGTGGCCGTCCCCGGCATCCCCGAGGCAAACGTCCAAGTCATTGAGTCGGTTTTCCGCATCCATGAGAAAGCCGTCCCCTTCGAGGAAACCCCGAAGGCTGACGAAGGCCGGAGCTGGGACGCCGACAGGGCTGTAGCCTCATTGAGGAAGTGGGCGTCAAGCGATGGCTCAGGAGACAAAGACAAGATTGACTGGGGTAAGTATAGGCGCGGGTTCACGTGGTATGATGAAGACGACCCTGAGAACTTCGGGTCATATAAACTACCACATCATGAAGTCATCGACGGCAGGTTTGTCGTGGTCTGGCGCGGTGTTGCCGCGGCCATGGCGGCTTTGATGGGGGCCCGAGGCGGGGTAGATATTCCAAGCGAGGATAGAAGACCGGTCTACAACCATCTGGCGCGGCATTATAGACAGTTCGATAAAGAGCCGCCTGAGTTCGAGAAGCTTGAGAAGATACGTGAGAGTATTAACCGCGCGGAGGAAAGTGGACTTTGGTCTGAGGCCCTCAACTTGACAGCCGAGCTTTTCAAGCTCTGCGGCCTCGAGTATAGGGTTCCGAAGCCCCGCGTCAAAGTTGTCATAAATACGGCTTCTCAAGGTGGTTAAGGCGTGAGCGAAAACCCTGAGCAGGTTGTAAACGTGAAGATTGACACATCGGAGCTTCAGAAGCTGTTAGCCGAGCACATGGCCGAGCTGAAGGAACTACTGAAGCCGAAACAGGAGCCTGTGAAAACCACAGTATCCGAGTCCGCGAATGAGAAAGCCAAGGAGTTTGAAGCATGGCTGAGGGGGACGAAGGAAGCGGTATCCGGAGTTCCGTCAGGCCCGTTCACATACCAGAGAGACCTACTGGTGGTTCTGCCGAAAATAGGTGTCGGTCTCAGAGACTACGCGGATGTTGTAACCATTCCAAGGGGTTCCAACGAGGCCCGATGGTATAAGATAGATGTCCCCGCGTTTTCAGCGCTCACGTCGAAGACGGCCCCAACAGAAGTTACCCAGACCATTACAACTGTGTCAGCGACAGTCTCCGAGCGCGGTGCTCTACAGGTTATTGGCTACGATGAGATTGAGAGAAGCGCGGTCGACCTCGTCCGCGGGATTGAGGAAACTCTCACTCTTGCAGCCGCAATAGACATCGATAAAGTCATCCTGAATGAGCTTGACACAAACACAAACGCATTCTATGCTGGTGGGAAGACTGCGGAGAGCGCAATTACTTCATCCGACATTTTGAAGCTTTCCGAGCTTGTTGCCGCGAAGAGGAAGCTGATTGAGCAGTCGAAGCGTGTCCCACGGCCCGGCGAGCTTGTATTAGTATGCTCGACAAAGCAGTATCACGACCTATTGCAAGACTCAGGTGTTTTGAAGGCGGCTGAGTTCGGAGGCAGTGAGCCTGTTCGGACAGGTGTCCTACCGCAGGTTCTCGGAATCAACATCATACCGACCGACAACGTTTCAACCGGCACAGGTAGCGGTTCAGTAACAACATATAGAGCCCACCTGTTCTTCCCGAAAGCCTTCGGCCTAGCTGTCAGCCGCGACCTCATGATAGAAGCGTTCCGTGAGCCGCCTAAGCGAGCCATCAGCCTCACAGCGAGCTACGTTGCGGGCGCAAAGCTGATAGAGCCTAATTATGCGCTAAAGGTCATCACGGCGTAACCTAGGTAACGGCCCCATCACCTAGCCATGCTGAAAGTCCTCGGCCCCGACGGAGTTAGCTCGGCGTATGTAGCTCTTACACGGGAGAGTTTCGGACGCAGCCAGACACTTATCATAGTCGACGAAAAACGCGCCAGATACAATCTCACAGGCTACTCTGTCAAAGTCGTCGTCCGCAGGATTAGTGACGGCCACGTCTTCGAGGAAGCGGCCTCGGTTGCGGATGCTGTGAACGGGGTTGTGAGCTGGGCCCCTGACGGACGTAATTTCCCGTCGGAGGGCAGCTATGTTGCGCGGCTCAGGCTTGAGAAAACAGGTGAAAATATAGAAACATCAGGCTTCATCATAAACGTGGAGAGATAGCATGCCGTATACAACGCTTGACAAAATCAAGAGAAGGCTTAACATCACGACAGCCGAGCAGGATGGATTACTGACAGATATTTTGAATGAGGTGGATGCCGAGATAAATCTTATACTTTCCCGCTATTTCCAAGTCCCCGTCCAAGACACCAATCTCACAACCATATTGAGTGGGATTGAGGCGGACTGGGTTGCAGGTAGGTTCAGGGCCCTCATGGAGCCGAACGTGCTCGTCACCCCCGAGGGGGATATGCGGGAACATGTTTTCGTGACCGATGCGAAGAGGCGGTTGCGGGCCCTTGTCGAAAGCCTGCAGTCAACGATAAAAGGTGTCTGAGATGCGGGGATGCTTCGGGCTATGCGACATCATCTACCCACACCTGAACTCCGCACGCTACAGCTCGGGTGGAGAGCCATACCGCTACTGCTACACATGTGAGAAAAGCTTCCCAGCCAAGAAAGGCTACTACACCACGGACAGCATCGGGCGGGCCGAATGCCCCTGCTGCAAACAACTACTCAGATGCAACCGGAGAAGCCCGGAATCAAGAAAACACTCCTTCACATAGGATAGAAATTTACCCATCCTCAAGCCCAACCCCGAAAACATCTTTTATCCATGTGAGAAGGGCAGTCGCCAAGCTGTCAGGGGTATTACGCTCAAACTCTACATCATATATTACATACCCGCATACATCCCATCTCCTCAACTCAAGCTTAAGCCACCACGATGAATTCCTTAAATGTATTATATACTTGAATGCGAAGCCACGCTGCGTGAGAAAGTCTTTAGCAAGAGTGATTGCTTTATCGAGCTTCATTCCTTCCCACCCACGACTTTCTCACAGCATTCCAGCTTCAATCCCTCGACCTCGATTTCACGACCGCAGTAGGGACATCGCATCCCCTTCAACCGGTAGTTCAGGCTTCGAATGAATTGAAAAAGCAGTTCCTTTATCTCACTCAAACTTCTTCACCACCAACGCCAGCTTGTTGACGTCTGTGCTTTCCACCCTAGGCGGTTTGAAGACCTGCAGCTCCTCAAGCTTTCTTAGATTATGGCTCAGGACTGTGAAGAACTCGGCTGGGTTGAGCTCGGAAGCCGGGAAGGTATGGGTCTTCACTTCGCCCGTGGAGTAGACGTAGAGCCAGACCTCGACAATGTCCAGCCCGAGAGCGGACGCGTAAACCAAGCCCTGATAAGCCGCTGAAGTCAGAAGCTCCTGCGGCTTGCTTAAAGGTCTCTGAACCTTGACCTCAACAACCCTATCATCAAGTATCTTATCAGGAATCCCCTTCACAATCCAATCCCCCAGCTTGAGCTCTACTTCCTCTGTGTTGTCAGCCCCAAGCATCTGATGGATGACGCGGTTCTCACGAAAAAGTTCTGCTGGTATATGTTCGTCATTGAAAAAACGCTCCGGGCCGAGAGCTAGCTTCACGGCCTCCGTTACGCTTATTGTTTTTTTCTTGAATTTCACCATACCCTACCTTACCTCACCCTACCATACCATACCACACCAAACCCGACCCCACCAGACCTTAGCATCTCCACTCCCACCGACCTAGTCTTGGCTTAAACCCCAGCTTCTCCTCAACAAACTGAAGCATTTGTTTCTCAAACTCTCGGATTTCATTGTCCTGAACCGTGAAGAAAGTCGACGCGGACCCCTCCCAAATCAGGATTGCATCCTTAAGCGGGTAGAATAGGCGGGGCTGGATGCTGACCAACCCATCACCCGCGGGCCTCTGGAGAAATGAAAACCGGATTTTGTCGTGGTCGGTGGCCCTCGTCAGGAATTCATTGATGTCGTAAGTTATCTCTCTAAGCATCTGGGCTGTCGAAGGCATAATACCTCACACCTCGGTCATTCTTACGCTGGACAATCTTGACCCTGAGCTTCTTCCCCTCAGCGAAGAGCTGCCTGTTTTTCCGCAGGTTTTCAACTATGGCTTTCGACATCGTGTTGAAGAAAATCTTTCTCCCCTCTAATTCGGCGGTGACGGTTAGGTAGGTTTGCCCATCATGATAGTTAGACTGCCGTTCTTCAAAGCCCGTGATGATTATTGTTTTGTCTTTCAGGTCTTCGAGCGTGGTCTTCTCTCCTTCAAGGCTTGAATCCTTCCAATCCACCACACTCATGCCAAATATGTAGACGGACACGTTTATGTGTGATAGATAGCTAAACCCAGCACTTTAGCTAGCTATCTGCCATCAATCTTTCTTCGGCGGCGCTGCGCGATGCGGGCGAACTCCACAACCCGCATCAAGTTCTCATTCCCACAGAAATATGAGAGAGCAATCCTGACGACATCACTCTCGCTTATCTGAAGTTTGAGCGATGTGTCTCTGACGAGCTTTCTCAGCTCTGGTGTGAGGCGGACGTAAATATCTTGCTCGTCGTCGTCAGCTTTCTTAACACACATCTGCATCAGCCCATGTCTTGGACGTTCTTATGCTGAAGCTAGCCAAACCCCCTACTTTAGCTAGCGAAGTGGGGGGTAATAAGAGGACAGAGTAGTGTGAAAGTGCGGGGGTGTCCCGGGTGGGGTGCGGCCCCTGAGATGGGGAAAAAACCCGCGGCCCCAACCCGCCTAGACACCTATATCCAATCCAAAGCTATGCTGCGGGCCCTGCCGATGTGGACGCGGGCAGCTCGGATGTTCCCCGACCTTAAGGCTGCGAGGGCTTTTGTGAGAAGGATGTCGATGTTAGCGAAGTCGTCCTCCATCAAAGACTCAATAGATTGGTAGACAACCGGCTCGGACTCCTGCTCCACATCAGAAGCCATCGAGAACCCAGCCCCCCTCAAGCTCGTTCTCCTCAGCACCATATTTCCGAAGCAGCTTCTCGATTTCCCGCCTATCGCTTTCGAGAACGCTGTGTTTTATCCAGATGTTCGTGCCTCGGAGGCTTTCACCCACGGCTACCGCGCCGCGGATGCCCCTGAAGCTCAGCTCGCGCAGAAAATCATTCACTACCTTGCTCACCTCAAACACCTCAACATAATAGGATATTGGGTTAATTATTAATCTAACGTTAGGAAAAAAGATAGATTTAAATAGGATTAATGAATTTTATATTTGACCTAAAATGAGGTTAATGATGTGGCCACAAATGGTCTATAAAAGTAAGATAGTTGCATACAAACTAGAAACAAAATCAGGGCAGGAAACATATTTCCGCGTGCAAATACCGAAACCACTTGTCATGGCTCTCGGTATTACGGGTGATGATGAGGTGGAGTGGAGCCTAGAACCCCGCGGTCAGGAGATGGTTCTTATAGCGCGGGTTGTGAAAAGAATACAGAGTTAACTAGCCAGCCGCCATATCCTCTCAAACTCCTGTGTAAACCTTTCTGCTGTATATCTATCCCTTATTACTACTATGTTTTCATCGTTTCGGTCTTCCGCGGCCGTCGACCAGTTGTAGCTTCCCGTGACCACTATCAGGCCGTCGATGACCATGAACTTATGATGCATTAGCCCGCTGTTTCCGTCAAGCCTTACACTAACCCCTGCGGAGCTTAGGTATTGGTATTCCGAGCCCTGCTCGTTAGCCCTATCCCTTTCTATCACTACGCGAACCTCAACACCTCTATTCTTCGCTGAAACGAGAGCCGCAGCCAGCCCATCCCGCGTAAACGAATAGACGGCCACATACACGCTCCTGTTAGCCCTATTGATTAAGCTGATTAAGACTACATCGCATTGCTCTACCCTACTGAAACATACCCCACTAACACCTGATTCAACCAAAGTTGTGGTGGTTATGGCCGTCGTTGTTGTGGTTACCGTTTTAGTGGTGGTGAAGGAGGTCTGATATGTTGTGGTTGTTGTCCTGAGTAGTGTTTCCCTAATTGTCTGTGTTATGGGTGATGTTGTGGTCTGGGTTAATGTCTGGTAGATGGTTACCATCATCGTCTTAATAGTTGTCATAGGCTGGGTTGTTGTCGACGTCTCGGTCACGGTCACAGGCCTTAAAACAGCTCCGCCGCCAAAACCCGCAGCCAACCCAACAACAAGCAAAACAACCGGGAGAACTGAGCTGAGCCGCATGGGGGAAATAGGAAATCAATTGAATATAAACATGTGGAGGGGGGTTGGAACAGCTGGAACAGGGGTGGAACAGGGTTGGAACACCTCGGTGTTCCGGCTCCCCAGCCCCCAGAAACCCAGAATTTCCGGAAATCGGGGTGGGTTGGACATGTGGAACCCGGGATACACACCCACTTCCAACGTCAGTATACCTGGCTACCCTACCCCGCTATAATGCCCCCAAACTATT